GAATTTGTTTATCATCCTGATATTATTTCCGTACTGGACAAATCAAAAGCTACCGTTATTCATCCGACATTTCATAATATGTTTTCAGATCAGTTTCCGACAACCGAAGGTCAGATATATGATGAAGTGAATATGGGAACGCCTGACGGTGATTTTTGGTTAAGCAAGATGAATCTTTTCAAGCCTAAAGAGATTATTAAAATGAACTACGCTATCGGCGCGCATCATGCTTACCCGGAAGGTAATGTGATCATTGATAATAATTCAGGAATAAAAACTCTGCACATGAACTTTCTTGGTCGTCAATATCTCATCAATCGTTACCGAAGAAATAAAGAACGGCACAGCACAAAAGATCGTCAAAACGGTTGGGGAATTCAATCCTTATGGAGTGAAGAACAAATCAATCATTATTTCGATGAACAGCTGAAACGTGTAATAAAAATAGTATGAAAGAATACATACCTGTAATTCTTGATGATCCGCGTATCATCCAAGTGACTTCCGCTTGGGAGCCTCTTCGCCACGTGATCAAAGATATTATTAATCGGTTCAACATCAATCAGGAAAAAGCTTTGGAGTTTGGCGTGGAACGTGGTTATTCGACTGTCGTTCTTGCTAATTATTTCAATACAGTTATCGGTGTCGATCCTTTCAACTGGATCTTCTCTGACGGTGCTGATCGCGGGTTCGATGCTGTAAAAAAACTTCTTATCGATTGGAACAATATAAAACTAAAACAAATGATGTCCGATCAGTTCATTGAAGAAAATGCTGATGCCCGTTTTGACATTATTCATATTGATATCGGTTACGAAACTCATTGTTATTCGACTACGTTTCCAAGTGCCAAGTGGGCTGTTCAGCATTCCGACTGTGTTCTGTTTCATGATATCTTTTCATTTCCTGAAATCAATCAAGTCTGCGAAGAATTGTCTTCCGAATTCGGTTTCGATTATTATGGTTATGCAGAACCAATCGGCCCTTCAGGTTTAATCTGTGGACTTGGAATCTTAATAAAAAAAATATGATAGCATTAATTACACCGACCGGATGCCGTGTTAATCAATTCGATATCTGTCAATACCTGATGTACCGTCAGACGTATCAGGAAAAAGTTGTTTGGGTAATTGTCGATGATGGCTTGCCCCGCACTACCGATCAGGTCACGCAAGGTTTCCGGGATAACTGGCACATAATAAAAACTTATCCCACACCTGCTTGGTCGGCAGGTCAGAATACACAGGGCAGAAATCTTGAAGCCGGGATCACAGCCCTGTTGAATGCTTATAAACTGAATGAGATTGATGCTGTTTTCATTATCGAAGATGATGACTATTATCGCCCCCGATATCTTGAACGCATGATGACTTATTGGGGCGACTGCTTAGTGCTTGGCGAAACGAAAACTATTTACTATAATCCCGTCATTCGTCATTTTTCAATTAACAACAATACGACATACGCAAGTCTGTTTCAGACAGCTTTTGCACCAAGTATCGTTCAGCAATTCCTGTCGGTAAAAAAACATAAGTTCATTGATGGTGAATTTTGGAAGATTGCCACAGGTAAAAAGCTGTTTTATGAGGATGATCTTGCCGTTGGTATTAAAGGCTTGCCCGGTCGTGCAGGTATCGGTGCAGGTCACGCAGTCAATTATTACGGGATGATGCCCGACCGTGAAATGAAATTTCTACTAAACAAGATCGGCGAAGATGCACGACTATATCAACAATTTTATAAGCTTGCACCGATTAACAGACCGAAACGCCGGGATCTGCTTAACAGAAGATAATTAACAACTTTTAACAATTCATATGATGAACAATTTAACAGATGTAACCGCCATCACCGTTTCACATAATACCGAAAAACTTTTAAAAAACGCCGTTGAATCATTCCGTTCTTTTCATCCTGACATGAAGCTTATTATCATTGACGGTTCAGATTACAATGATCCCTGTTTTCAGTATGTCATTACGCTGATGGATGACTTTACTGACGTTTATCGTTTCGGCTATAACATCGGTCATGGGCGTGGAATGGATTACGCCATTAATCGTACAGAAACACGTTTCGCCCTTATCTTCGATTCCGATACCGTTATGATTAAAAGTCCTGTTCAGGCAATGTTAGATATGATGGAAGCCGATACTTACGGCGTAGGTTACTTGGAAAAGTCAGGGCTCGATGGCTATGAATACGGCGCGCATCCTTGGCATAAGTCACAGCCACATATGATGATGATGCACCCATTTTTTCACCTTATACAAATTTCAGAATATAATAAGTTCCCGCCTTATATTCACCACGGCGCGCCATGTTGTAAAACAGCTTTAGAAATTCATAATCGCGGGCTAACCAATAAGATACTAAAACAATTTCCCGGTCTTGGACATACCTCGGGTAAAGGTTGGTCTTGGGAGCCAGTTCCGGGCGAATGGATCATACACAATACTGCCGGGACGCGCAAAGAACGTGTACGGCGTGGAAAAACTGAAATTGAAGGTAAGTGGGAACTCTGAATAAAATAGCCGTACTTGGATTAGGTCAATCAATCAGCCTGTTTCTTAAAGAACCGCCGTTCGATTTCTCGCTCACCGTAGGCGTGAATGACATATACCGCCACGTAAAGACCGACATCATCGTTTGCGTTGACCGCCCTTCCGCTTTTACACCTGAACGTTTACGTTTCATCAATGACGCTACGCCGAAATATTTCTATTCACAGATGGTTGACTGGGATCGGCGACCGGACTTCCGTAAAATAAATATCATATCAGGCTATCCCGATCGCGGGTTGAATCTGAATCAGCCCGGTTACTGGAAATCTTATTGCAGTCCTTTCATCGCCGTTCAGGTCGCTTATCGTATGCACGAAGCCAATGAAATACACCTGTTCGGCGTTGACCTGACAAATCATCCGCATCTTGATCGGGATCTGTGTAAGAAAATAAAGATCCATTTTACCCATCTTATCAATGCCCTTCACGAACGTAACTGTCAGGTCATCGTTCACGGTAACGGCATACTTACTCTATAATTAGCCGGAGCGATTTATTTTTCTGATCGTTTACATTTGTCTTTTAATTCTAAAACGAATTAATCCTGACAGTCATGGAAAACGATACTTTGTGTTTTGCTTACAACTACTTGGGGACAATCGCAATGGAAACGTTCCTGTTCCACGATGAATATAATGAATACACAGAGGATGCAGACGGCGATCATACCATTGATGATTTCTTGTACTATCAACTGTTCAACTGTCACCTGACATGAAATCAGCAATTTTAAAAATCTATGGCGACATAGGTGAGAATACCTGCGAAGGTCCTTTCTGCGAAGGTCCGAAATCTATTTCGTCAAAAGCTGTTTCCGAATGGATCGAAGAAAACAGCGATGCCGATGAATATATCGTTCGGATCAATTCCCGTGGCGGTGACGTTCAGGAAGGGTGGGCGATACATGACTTGCTTGTCAGTTCAGGTAAGAAGATACGAACCGTCGGCGAAGGGAAAATTTATTCGATCGCCACGATCATTTTTCTTGCAGGTGTTGAACGTGAGATAATGAAAAATGCCGATGGTCTTATTCACAATCCCTTCATCCCGCCTTATACTCTTGCTGATCAATATGAAGCAGGTGATCTTGAAAAGATTGCCGAATCGCTGAAACAGGAAGAAGCAAAGATCCTTAATTTCTATGCCGAACGTACCGGGACTGAAAAAGAAAGACTGGCTGATTATATGTCCCGCGACACGAAGCTGTCTGCAGAAGATATGCTGACGCTTGGGTTTGCCACGAAGATAATTGAGCCGATTGTAGCATTTGCATATATGAATCTAAAAAACGATTTCGAAATGAATGAAAAATTATTTTTTGAAAAATTAGGATCGACACTCGACAGTGCCGTTCTTAAATTTAAAAATCTCTCCCGGCTTGAACCTGAAAATCAGACGTTGACCGATGTTGATGGTAAGGAGTTGAAGTTGGAAAAGACAGAAGGTGATCCTGCCGTTGGCGATATAGCTTCGCCCGATGGTGAATATAAGATGTCGAACGGCAAAGTCGTTGTCGTATCTGACGGTAAGATAACAGAGATACGCGAAGCCGAAGAATCAGAACTGGAACAGGCAAAAAAACAGATTGCCGAACTGACCGAACAGCTTGAAAACGTGAAGAAAGAAACTGAAAAGGCTCTCGTTGCCGAAGCATCCTTCCGTAAAAAAGAAACAGAAGCGAAAGCCCTGATCGAAGAACTATCATCGCTGAAAAATAGTTGGCAACCTGAAACACGCACCAACGTAGGATCATCTGAAAAAATTGGTGATCTCAATATATCCCGTGTCCGGGAACTTAGAGAAAAATTGTTAAACGCTAAAACTGAATAAAATGTCACAAACATCGCCCGTGTGTGGTCACACAATCAATTTAGACAATCTTCATTTTTCACCTGATGAAATAAGGTCGCTGAATGAACTGGTTGTCAACGCTGTTCTCTTAGCCCCGGAACTGACAAAGTTTCATACGCTTGTTACCGGAATCAAAAACGATAAACGAATCGGTACGATTCCCGGTTCTTTCGGACTTATCGGCAAGGCTGCACAAGCCTGTAATCCTGTCGCACAATGTTACGAACTTCCCGCCACAGAAAAGACTTGGGAGCCCCGCTACCTTGAACTAATAATCGATATGTGCATAGATGAGTTGGCTGATACTATGATGAAGCTTGCCATCAACTGCGGTGTCGATATGTTCGATCTCACAAAGACCGAAATTTTCACCTTCATTCAGGACATCCTTGCCAAAGACCTGAAAAAAATGGTGTTCCGTCATGCTTGGTTCGGCGATACCAACGCCGCGAACTTTCCTGCAGGTATCCTTACACCGGGTATTGATCCCGATTTCTTCAACGTCATCGATGGCTTTTGGGTACAGTTTGCAGAGATTTACGCCGCGAATCCCGATCAGCAGATCGACCTTCCCGGAAACAATCAGGCATCAATAGCCCTGCAGTTCTCTGTCGCCACCCCGCTTCTGATGTATAACGCCATCAATAACCTGATCGACAGCGCACCGTGCGAACTGTCCGAACAGCCCGATCGTATATTGCTCGTCACCAAGTCTGTAATGGATAGGCTACGCCGTCAGCTTCAGGCTCTCGGAACAGCATTTCAAGACTATAAGCTGATGACTAACGGTATTGAAATCGCTATGTGGGATGGCATCCCGATCTATTCGATATGTCTGTGGGATCAGTGGATCAGGGCGTATGAGAATAACGGAACTACGCTGAACGATCCGCACCGTGCCGTGTACACCACGAAGTCGAACCTGAACATCGGTATGGCTTGTACTTCTCTGTTCGAAAACATTAATTCGTTCTATGATCCACGTTCACGTTATAACAGGATCGAAGCTACCGACGCTTTTGATGCCAAGATCATACAGGATGCTTTGTTAATGGTCGGAAGATAAGGAGGTTATCATGACAATAGGCTGTAACCAAATCGTGGATTGTATCCTGAAAAACTGTGCGAATCTCGTACCCGGTGTAAAGGACATGGCGTATTTCATTAATTATGATTGTGTCGACAAAGATCTGTCGACGCATGATCCAAGCAACTCGTTGCTTCTGACAAATCTGATACTAAAAACGGCTTCGCCCACCTGTTATGCTTTTTGTGTCGAAGGATACAACTTTTCGAATGAGCATACGGTGGCGATGGTCAAAAAGACGTATCAAAAAGTTTGGGATCATAACTTCATTTTCCGGATCTTCGACAATACGCCCGAAGTGAAACTGTGGATTCAGAACGCTATCGACAGCCGTTTCATCATCATCATTGAAAATAACTATTCGAAAGAAGATGCCGTTCTTGGTGACGGTAGAACTGTTTTCGAAGTTCTTGGTTGGGACTTCGGTCTTGAACTAAACGCCGTTGAACGTAATGTCGATGATGAAGAACTTCTTGGTGGGTGGTTGCTCACCGCCGGCTGTTCTGATAAGCTGAAAGAATCTCTGCCACCGAAAACGCTATACGTGACCGATATTGCTACTACACGACTGGCCGTTGCCAGTATGCTTGCTCCATGTTGTGAAGATTGAGAAAGGGGCGGTTAAACCCGCCCTATTTTCTTATGTCAGCAATAGAAGAAGTAATAACATTCGCCCGGGATTACGTCAATCATCCAAGCGCACGAACAAAAAGCCGTAAGGCGAAGATCACAGAGGCAATTCACCAATTAACTGGTCAGGTACTTGGAAAAGGCTGTTCGACTTGCTATATTGAGGCAATTTTCAAAATCATTAATAAGACGAAAATGGCAAACTATGAATTAAGAAAAGGCTACGTGGCGCAATTCGCAGGACAGGCTTATCGTGGCGTCAAATCATTCACTAATTTTAATCTGCAGACCGATCCTGCAAAATATGAACCTATCGCACAGGAATTTCTTCGTCTATACCCGGAACGCGCCCGCTATTTTATACACATACCGAAAAATGCGCCACAGGTAGGCGTAACGCCACAGCCTGCACCAGTATTCACAATTACTGATCCGTTATCGAAGTTTACCGATACCATTAAATCGGTTACGGAAATCCCGAAAGTAACGAAAAGCACCCGGAAAAAAACGACTAAAAAGCCCAACTGATGCGCGTATCCGCAACAAAAACGGCACAACGAATCGAGCGGAACATATATCTTACATCAAAAAGGATCAAGTCGTACGGTCAGAATAATGACTACCCGCAGAAGATCCTTGAAATAGTAAGTAGTTCCGGCACAGGAAAAACGTGCATGGATATCTATGTCAAGTTTGTCGAAGGTGCAGGGTTTCAGGATCAGACATTAGCAAACACCGTTATCAATGAACGTGGCGAACGTGTTAATTCCCTGCTTCGTAAGTTCTCCAAAGACCTGAAAAACTTCAACGGATTCACCTGCCTTGTCAAATATAACGGTCTTGGTATGCCCGTTGAATATTATAACATCCCTTTCGAACATTGTCGGTTAGAAATTAACACCGCAAAGAAGTACACCGGAAGAATAGCTGTTCATCCTGACTGGACTTCGATCAATGGCAATAAGTTCGACATGGCCGACATTCAGTATATTCATCGTTTTAACCCGTTGAAGGCTGATCAGCAGATTGCTGAAGCAGGATCACCGCTAAACTACATCGGTCAGATATTATATTTCACCGTTGACGGCGATTTCGACTATCCTGTAAGCCCTTTCGATCCTATCGTCACTGATATGCTGACCGAAGAATCTGTGTCGACAGTCAAATATCGGAATGCAAAATTCAATTTCCTTCCTGCCGGAGTTCTCGTACGCAAAGGCATCAAACCAAAAACGCTTGACAACGGCGAAATCGATCCGTATGATCCTTATAATCAGCAACAGGAAGAATCGGCTAACATGATACGCGATATGCAGGGCGATGAAAAAGCCTCAAAGATATGGGTGGTCGATGTTGATGCTGACGAAGAAAAGCCCGAATTCATCGATTTCACAGCGAAGAATTATGACCGTCAGTATGAGATTACCGAAAGAACCGTTCAGGATAACATCGGCCGTATGTTTATGATCCCGCCCATACTTCGTGGCGTGGACATTGGCGCAGGATTCGGCGCTGACCTGATGACTAACGCGTATAATTTCATGAATTCCGCTACGGGTAACGAACGGCGTATGCTTGAAATAGCATTCCGGGATCTTCTGCAGTATTATTACGTCAATTTTACGAATTTCACAATCGATCCTCTGAAATACATCGCGACATGATATCACTCGTCACAAAGGCTGATCTTGATAACTATAAATATGTTGCTGATTCCGTAAAAAACTCGGCATCATGGCCACAATTTGTTAGTGAGGCACAGATGCTCGATGTGAAGATTTGGCTTACCGACGCCCTGCTGTTGGAAATCATTGATCAGGCATCTACACTTCCAACAACGATATCCGTGGCGAATCAGAAGCTACTTGACGGCGGTACATATACCTATTTAAGCCGTACTTATCATTTTCAGGGGCTGAAAGCCTGTATCATCTACTATGCTTTTGCCCGTTTCACGAACCGCACAGCTTTTAACTATACGTCAGCAGGACTTGTCGTCAAAGACAGCGACTTCTCTACACCCGTGACAGACAAGGTAATACAACGATTGGAAACAGAAGCACGCCTGACTGCCGAAGCTATCAAATGTGAGATACTGGCATTCCTGAACAGGAACTATGCCGACTATCCGTTATGGGCAAGTAAA